GCCCCGTTTAAGATCTAGCGGCGGCTTGTGTCAGCTTGGTTCGGCATCCCATGTATAAACTCAACTACATTTGCTTTCGCAAATGGTTCGAGCCTACATGAGATACTGGATCTGCTGACACTCACCGCCGGAATAGATCCCCACAACCTGGACATGCACGTCTTTCGAGGTGCATGCCCAAGAGCCATACCAGGAAATCACCCCTGGATTATGGGAAGCCACATTGAAGTAGCTCCACTATAACCTGTGAAGGTTATAGCCGTCTTCGTCTTACGACGAAAGGTATACGCGACTTTATAGCGTTCTGAACGAACGCCGGAAAGAAGCGCGTACATATCGACAGAATCCCGTCGATAGGCCTCTAAACCAAAACGCATATCGCGAATTGGTCTATGGGTCAGCTCCCTACAAAACCATATCTGCTGTCTTCGGTCGAAGTAGCAGTTACGGCTTGTAAGGTGCTGATCAGCCCAACAGTCGATACCAGAATCTGCATTCCCCCTAAAGGGTCTGAAGAACTGATATCGATCGGGAATATATGACAAAATAATGTCATAAGTTTCCCTGAAGAAATCACTAGTTAAAGTGCTTCTTCGTGTCAGGTTGAGCCACTTAAACAACGACTCAAGTGAATTGAGCTCATAGTCTAAGGTGTACGGACGAACATCTATACCACCGAACCAGTCTGAACCGCAAGATTCGCGAAAAGGACCCTCTAAGAAGGTCTTATTCACATTCGGGGAAAATCCACAAACTCGCAAGAGTTTTAGGACTTGAACCGACTTGCTCTTACGTACGATTATGTCATCACCGTACACAGAAAAATCTGTGCCCGGCTTGCCACAACCGCACGCTTGAGCAATTGCTGTGAATATAAGCGTTTCCAACGGAAAACAGAAGCCATTCCCCATCGAGCAGAACTTGGAATAAGTATAAAGCTTACCTCCAAATTCGAACTGATGCGACCTAGCCTGGTTTAGCAAATCAAACCAGTCTGGGGGGATTAGACTCTTAACGAGACCGATCGAAATGTTATCAGAAGCTGACGACAAATCGATTGTCACGAAAGGGTCTCCAGAATCAGAGAGTGACCCTTGACGGGCCATCCTCTGATTCAAGCTCTGGTCCGACAGATCGATACCGATTCTCTTCAGGCATTTACGCATGAAGATGTCGATACCTTTCTGTACGAAACCGTTGAGCAATGGCTCGACAGCTATAGCCCTATGGGTTTTAGCTGTCTTCGGGACGAAAGCGATTTTGTTATTTGTTACGATTTTGGCTTTAAAGGCGTATCGTGCTTTTGCGACACTCCAGTCATAGCAGCTTATGCGGCCTTTCTCCTCAAGAAGAACATCTCTTAAGTTGGGGTCCATACAAACTGCTAAGTAGCCGATCGTATACGCACCAGGCGAAACGGTCCACTTGTCCGATAAGATTTTTCTTACCAGACTCGTGGCATCTCCGTGTACACCTAAAGAGGCGCCAGCACCAAATGCACTGTTAGAGAGTATATTTTCAAGAGGGGGAGATAATCCAATAGTATATTGGATCACGCTCCTTACCTTATGAAGATACGACTCATAGGGACTACGAAAATTATCGTAGAGGTTGAACTTTTTGTTCAAGCGCTTACATTTATGCTCGGACGAAAAGAACTTCCTAATAGCCACGGATTCAGGGTCGGTTTTAACGACACTGCTTTTCCATGGATACTTCTTTATTAACAGGGCAAACTGATTCGCTACGAAATGATCCGTAGCATCGGAGTACTGCTGTTCCGACAAAGAATCGGCGAGTTTCAAGGCTAAATCGTACCGTTGCGAGCGGAAATAACCCGCTAAGGTACGAACATAATCTCGATCCTCATGGTGCTGAAATAACTCGTGCATAACTCTTTTATAAATAAGGAAAGAGTCAGCACGAAGCTTCTCTTGTACCGCGTACAAAGAACGAAGCTGCTTGGATTTCATCACGATCTCCAAAGTTTAGTTCACCTATGCTTCACCTCATTTTGTATTTGAGGGAGAGGCTTGTGAACAAAGAGCGACATTGTTAACCGGTCAGTAATGACCAGTAACACCAAGACTACGATGATAAGAAAGCCGTAGTTTACTCGGAATGAGCTTTTGGCCCAAGCCTTGTAGACTCTTGCTATCAAACCATTAAAGAAGACCCAGAAAGGCCGTATTAAACCAGTTTTCACTGGTCTAGTACGAAACTTTCTGTGACTTCACGTGGGTCTTGAAGTCAGCTGATGCTAAAAAGCTGCCCATGTCGTTCAGCATCGTATCGATGTCCGCGGCGGTGTAACCGACAGGTACCGCAACGTCGATCTGGCAAATCATATCCCCTGTTGGGGTAAGAGCGCCAGTCAACGTCAAGGTCCTTGTCATCTTCGCCTGCGTACGACCGAGACCGGAGAAGACCGAGGTTGGCTTGGGAGCCGTCCTCGAGAGCTTCACGTCGTCTTTCACCGTGACGGTTTTACCCGTCCCGATGTAGCCGACCGAATCCTTTTGAAAGGAATCCGCGGTAAACGTTTTTGCATTGATTGTCAAAGCCATAGGAATTAATCCTAAGTGTTTTGGCATGACGGCCAAATGTTTATCCCCTTGGAGGAAACCCCAAGAGGTACCCTCTCTCACGACCGTGAGAGCGAGTTACGGACAGAGGTGTCACTTTCTCTGAAAGAAGCGATCGGCTTGCTGCTTAAGTAAAGCAATTGCATCAGCAGCTCTGACAGCGTCGGTAAGTTTAAAGTTATTCTTAACGATGAGGCCAGGAGTAACGAGAGCCGAACGGGTCTTCGTCTCGAGTACGGAACGTAACGTTCCAGAAACAGGACGAAGTGGAGGGTTTTCATATCCACTACCAGACACAATGGTCGTAGAGACCGGAGTGTAGATATTGGATGTTATTCTCTCCACCGTATAACAGGACCCTAATTGATTGTAGCCCGGAGCAGGAGCGAGAGCGTTGAGATAATCTCCAACGTTCACGAACCAATCGGCAACAAATGAGTAAGGAACAAGTTCCCAAGGGACGGTAATCAGTCCCTTCGCCGTGAAACCGATATTGCTAGCGGTTGTCGCGACATACTCATCAAGACTCATAGCACGCACCCGTACCGTATCAATCGTTTGATTATTGATAGTTACGGTTGTAACGCCACGAGTCGAGACCGTGTTAATTGACTCTTGCCTTGAGATTTCTCCCTTGGCTCGAGTTGTAACACGTTTTAAGCCGGTTGTCTTGCTTAGGCCCTCAATGATACCGCTTACATCTTTGATAAAGGGTTTTAGCCCGTATCTATATGCAAGCCAGGCGTTTTCTGGACTCAGTTTACTCATCTTTTTACCGTTCTTGTTAAAGAACTTAAAGAGAGAGTTCTGAGGCTTTAAAAACATCCGAAGTGTCTGCTTGTATTCGGCAACGCTTTCAAATAAATTATTGTCAGCTTTGCCTCGTTCAGCAGCGCACTTGGTGCAAACTTCGGTGATCAGGTCAGATACTTCCTTTTCAGGAATTATCGTCACTGTCGGAATCGTTATCGGAGTAGGGTATATTGGATTCAGATACCATCCAAACGCATTGTCCACGTGCTCGACCTCAAAATGAGCGCCGGTCGCGGGACATGAGATTGCAATGGCTCTGTACCAAGCCCCCTGGCCTCCGTCAACAACCTCCGAGAATCTACGAACTTTGGTCATTGGATTGAAGGTAACTTTACCTTCCCTCTTCCGACTAAAGAAACGTGGAGTTACGACATCATCCATGGTAATAAGTTCACCAACCAAAATTCCGGACGTGGTCGTTGCAGGTACCCAAGCTGTCTGGGCACAATCAACATTCCGCGTCCGGTAATTAAAGATTGGGGAATTAACGAACTTACCCATGGTGCGATGTCTAAGTGTCATCGAAGTCTGCCATAAAGAGAATATATCACGCTTTAATCCTTTTCTTTCGATCATGTTCTGATCGCCTATTCTTCAGATCCCCGACCGAGGATAAAGACAGAGATAGAGACTTTTGGTCTCCCTTCTTGGGGTTTTAATACCAAGATTCTGGCTTTACCAGTCGGTCAGGGAAGAGAAGAGTTCGGTTAAAGAAAAGTTTCGAGCCTGATGTAAACTCGAGGTTTTAGCGCTATCATAGCGCAAAAGTGCGAAAATCCTAGGACCCCGGGAGCTTATCTCCGGAATTCTAGGGGGGATATTCCACTCCACAGACCTTAGACAACCAGATAGACTCAAGCCACAGGTTTTAGCCTGCAGCTTGAGGTTCTCTGGGAGTCCGGGCCAAGGAGGGGAGTATCCCC